CCTCGTTTTACCATAAACGAACTTTGAAAAAGGGGTTTGTTATAAACTCGGCGGAACCCATCCGGAGAGAGTGACGAATCGTGACACAAAGAGCCGCTAAACAATCTGTATTTATGTGACGTCATAAAGCGGTCGATTAAGCACACACGATCTTCCTAAAAACGGGAAAGTTGAATACGTGTTCCAATCTTACCATCGAACGCACCACTGATGCGGGACGAAAGGAAGAGCACACAACTAATTAAAACCCGCAGGAATAGCAGTAACATATAAGTCAAAAGACTGGAGAGGAGCGACATCAGTGCCGCCAGTTAAAGTAACCATGCCCCCACCAGCCACACGTAACCAAACTGTCAACGTTTGCCCATTAGGGACAGCAAGAGTCATCTGATTTGGGTTAGTACCCATCAAAGAATATGACCCCGCCACCACATCAAGGGTAGTAACACCACCACTGGGATTAATAAACAATTGACCGCTGGAAACCACGGTATCAGCAACAGGTATTTTATACCAAACAATTTGGACAACCACATCACCATAATAAGTCGGTTTAAAAACCAACGAATCAAGAGCGTTAATATTAACGCTACCAAACAAAGTGACAGGCAAATCAGAATTAGACGCAACATTGGGAGGTAAGCCCCGCCGACCAAAGTAAGCGGGACCACCAGACTCAACAAAACCCAACTGAGCGGGCGTATATGAAAAGAAGTGGGCAAACACATCAGTAATTGGACCCTGCTTGGGCTTAAAAAACTTAATAGCGTATGTGACCCACAACTCACCAATGTTCACAGAAGTACCTTGCATTCCAACAGTGGCAATATTAAAATTGCCCCAATCATACAATCGCAAATCACCCGGAACATCAACAGTGTTACGAGTGGTTAAGACACTTGTCGGCGTCTCAATGCGAGCACATTCAATGGGATGCATAAATGTAACGGATGGCTTTGCAGTGCAAGTGAACTCATATTGCTCCATCTGCAACTTATTAGTAAAAGGAGGAGCAAGAACATTGTACTGGGTTGTCATTATAACAGTACCCAGCGCAGTATTCACAGAATTCAACGCATTGGAAGAATTAGATTTAAATTCAAAGACCATCCCTTCAACTGAGTACTCATCAAAATTCTCCCCGATATTAGCTAACCAGGGGAAAGTACTAAGAAGAGCAGGTTGTATAGGAAACGTTTCAATCTTAAATTGGGCCGCGACATCAGACGTAATCACGTCTCCCAAATACTCGCGGTGCGTGATAATAGTACCACGCTTCCCATTCCGAAACATAGGAAGGGAATCCCCACTTGTTAGAGAATTTTTGGCAACTTTATAGTCGCCAAATCCGGTTATTGAGCGAAACAAACGTCCAGCACCCATCCCAATTTTTCGTCCTGTACGCCCAAATAAGGAACCAACATCGCCTCCAAAGTTAACAGCATTGAATGGCTTCTTCGCCTGCTTCCTAACTTTCTTAACGATCTTGGCCTCCAATTTGGCCTCAAGATTCTTCATGGGACGGCCTCGCGGTCGTTTAGCCCTACTTTTTCTTGCTTTCGATGACATCGACAAGCTTAGAAATAAAACTACTTTTGGCACCGTAACCACGATAGGGTATAACGTGGTCACCAAACCTATCAGAAGTGTAATTATGGTCATAATGAAACGCAACTCGCGGAATATGACAATACAAGACAGGGTGCCAAATAGGCTCTATTCGTTTCAAACCGGCAAAATATTTTTCCAGCAAGAGTTGTTGCACAATTGTGACATGATAGATTTCCTCCATCAATAACCGAGAGCTAAAAGCAATTGGCCGATTAGGCAACTTGGCATCGAGTTTAAATTTGTCTCGAGCATACCGAAGTCGATCCTTCAGCCAACAATCCTGAGTCTGTTCAATACAAAAACTATTGCCCTCCGTCAATCTCAAATAACAGAGGCCAACTTCTTGTATTATGGGACTACCAGGATATTGATAAATTAAACTTAAAGCTTTAGTTCTCAGTATTGATTGCAATTTCTTATCTGAGCTCCTGGCATAAGTAATATTAGCCCAAGCCAGATTTAAAATAATCTTTATAGGATCAGCAATCACAGTCAAAGATTTAAAATCAAAGACTTGACCACAAAAACTTGCAACATTTAATGTCTTGTGATAAACTAATTTAATAGTAAAACCAAGCTGTGCATAAAAGGCGACAGGAATAACCGGGCCCACATAGGCCGCTATCGCATCATCACCTTCCACTAAACAAATAGCTTTAGTGCAGCCAAATTCCTCCATAGCAAATTCGAACAACATCAAATTCGCAAAACTATTCCCCAAAGAGGTATTCATTTCTCCGGACATACGCCCGGCCATCAACTTAACATTAATAATCTGCCGAAACTTACACTCATTCTCACTAGCTAGCACACTGCGCAACAGCTTCATAAAAGCTTTACCCTCAGGTAAAAATTGCACCATGTGTTCATACAATATCATCTCGCAGTCCTCCATGACCTCACGAGTAAAAGAAGATTCAAATGCCGAGTAATCGGTAGCTATATATCGACGGATATAATCCGCATCGCTACCCACACATACCGGTGAATCGCCAAAGATGTCAAAAATATACCTAGCACGATCAGCCACAGGTATTTTCTTGATAAAATATTTGAGCTTAAATAATTCTTCTTCAATGCATTTAAAAATGGGCCCCACACGAATCTTAAAATCATCCTTACGAGCATAAATGCCACGCGGGTATTTATAATCAATATAGGACTCATCTTTAACAAAGCATTTACAAAAATTATTATAGCGCACAAAATCACCTTCTCCTCTAGCGACTCTTTCATTGTACAATCTGGTCAATCCGCATTTCTTGCAGCTAGTATAATTAGTCTTGCTCAACCAGGTAGCAAAACTAATATCCACACCCATATCTAATGGTACCATTTTGGATCTGACCCAAGATTTGACAAAACGCCCAAACCTTTTTGATAATTCAACTGAACGCCTTGGAAGGCATCGCCCGACGCGCGCAGCAATGCCAGCGGCGATGTTGATTGTATTGAGTGGATCAGGTTGTGGGTTGCTGGCGCCAATAACTTCGCAGCCCATCGACACGCGAAGAGGACGCCGACAAGTATGGTCGTTGCCTGAAACTTTCGAGAAGACAACATCTTGACGAGGCCCCTCGACTTCTGGTATGTCGACCTCCTCAACGAAATAACCGTACTTGTACCGTCTAAGTTTAAATGAACCGAAGGACGGTCCGAACCCTTAAAACCAGCAGTGATCCCCTGCATCTTCTTCCAAGCTAAATACTGTGTACAATGCCTAACTTCTGTCTTATGATAACGACTTAAAGCAACGCTCGCCAGCGTGCGATCTGTATGAAACGAAGAAATGTAGTTAGTAACTTCGT